GCTTTTCGTAATTTGCAAATACGCCTTAAGAAGAAAGAAATAACCAATCGTGTTAAGTCTCACCACGCACATCTTGGCAAATATCTTATGAATAAAATGGCAGAGTTTACATATCCTTACTCCCTGACAACAAGTATGAGAGCCAATGCCCACCTCATGAAACTTATGGCAAATCTTTCAAAATTAGAGATGAGAGCTCTTCCACCGCCTTCTAAATTAAACGCTGAGGTAGCACTCCTTCCATCGCCCCCTACATCGACTCCTAGACCAAAGTAAATGTTGAGTACAAGTAATGGAGATGGACTGGAATTATGTCTGGATAGCTCTAGTCATCAACGCGATACTTATAGTCGTGCTGCCCAAGGTCTTTAAGAAGCCTACCAGCATCAAGCCAGTAGATGAAGTTATATTGTATTTGAATTCACAGAAATCTTTCCTCCTACAGTCGTCCCTTGTCCTTGCGCTTGTCATATATGGCAGCCACTACTGGCTGAACTCGGAGGGTACAGCAGCCACCAGCCCAGCCGTGAAGCCCTTTTCGGCCAAGTAGGGTGTCTCTCGGTGCTCGTAGGCATGTTTCATAAACATGACGAGTTCCTCGATGTCAGGGCGTCCCCATGTCATGTCCTTCCTGAACAGGAAGTCGTCGACACCCACCGGGCAGGGTGTGCACCTGACCACATAGGGCGTCCGGACGTACTCTTTCAGGCCGCCGTAATCTGTAATAATAACTGGCTTTGAGCGCAACGCTGCTTCGACCGCCCCCATCCCGACGCCCTCGGAGTGCGAGCAGTTGACGTAGCAGTCCCCGGCCTCGTGCACAGCCTCCATTTGCCCATTCGTGAGCATCTCGTTAATCACGGTCATGAATTTGACCGGGCTCTGTACAGGCGCTTTGCATGTCGCCTTGACAAGAATACGGGCCGAACCAGGGGGGAAGTTACACCGTATGAATGCCTCCATGAGCATACGGATGTTTTTGCGTGGGTCGAGCACATTGCCTATGGTGTAGAACGTAAAAGCTTCAGTATGAATCAAGCCGAATACAGGTTCGCGTGGCAGCGGCTCCGGGTCGGCCCATAGGTGCACCACCTTGAACGTCAATTCTGGAAACTGTTTTTCAAAAATATTTTTACAAAATTCAGAAGGGGTATAGAGTGTCTTGGACAACGCACCGAGCTTGCCATAGTCCTCGTGGACAGTATCAGTCTCGCAGATGGTCATGTACATCATCGAGTCGCACAGCTTTGAGTAGTTAGCACACACTTCTATAAACTGTTGAATAGGCAGAATAAAAATGAATCCGCGACTGTAATGGGCCTTTTTGGGCGCGTCGCCAGCCACAACAAACTCACCACCCATGAGACGCGCATACCGAGCAGTCACTTGGCCTATACCTGACAGTGTCTGTGGCCCGACAAACAGCCAGTCGCTCATTACAAATTATTATATTTTCTTTTTTATATGACGACACCACGTCTAAATCTAAAGGCGATGTTTCCTAACGGCTGGCCAGTATCAGAAAAAGCCAATGCAAATGCTCTAGGCAAACAATTGAAACCAGGACAAATACGTGGAATCAATTATGTACCAAATAGGAACTTTTGGATTGGAACGCCACGTAACAGAACAAACGTCCAAGTTTTGAGAAATACGAATATAAGACAGTTGCCCGACGGCGTATGGTTATATCTTATAGAATATGACACGACCAATAATAAATATTATAAACAATTTGTCAAGATTAATTCACGGATGGAAATGGAAGGCAAACATTTTCACCTGCCTACACCACCCGCAAATCACTCACGTGTTGTTCTGGCAGCCGGTGAGCTCGTCAAGACAACAACAACTGAAATAAATATAATATGGAATATTCAGTCTGGTACTTTTACTAAGCAGTTTATAAATAAAGGATATGGCAACGCTGAAAAATTTAAACGTATCGTATTGAATGCTTTTAGTAATACTGGATTAGTACACAGCTACAAGTATAATAATCGCAATTTGTTGGAAGTGTATACCAATCCAACAAAATTACGAGAAGTTATTGCTTCTATGAAGAAAGGCCGGCTTGTTTATAACAATAACCCTTTTGTTCTTCGTCATTTGGAGAGGAGACATAAAAACAGAGAAGCGGCCGGACTTACGACCATAAATGAAAACAAGCCGTATGAATCAACTGAAATTACACCACAGTCAAAAAGAAGACGAACCTGAGCGATGTTCCCTGCAGTGCACCCTGAGCGGAGTGAGATTCAAACCAAAAACAAGATGCGTTTCCACCCGTACGCCAAGTTCGCGCTCGCCATGGCTGCCGTGCACCTGGTCCAGTACATGTCGGAGTACTTCCACTACCAGCACTGCTCGCGCGGTATGTTCTGGTCTATGTTCACGCGCGGCAGCCCTATGTGCACCACGCTGCGCGCCACGAGCGACCTCTTCGCTGGCGGCATCCAGAAGGTGCTAGCGGGCGGAGTCCTTGTCACCATCAACCATTCGCTGAACAAGCTGCTCGAAGGTGGTTCGGGGCAGCCAGCCGAGCTTCTGGCGAGCCCGTGTTGAGTCGCCGACCAACAGGTCCACCTCCGCAGGTCTGAAGTAGTCCGGGTTCACCTTGATGATAGTATCACCTGTAATAGAGTCCTTTCCTACTTCCTCAACTCCTCGTCCCTCCCACGTCACCTTTCGTCCCAAGTGCGCACAGGCCTCTTCGATAAACTCGCGGATGGAATGCGTCTCGCCTGTAGCAATCACAAAGTCCTCCGGCTCATTCTTCTGGAGCATAAGCCACATTGCCTCGACATAATCAGCGGCATGTCCCCAGTCGCGCTTCGCATCCAGGTTGCCCAGCTCGAGCGGCGTGCCATCCCTCCGCCACCTGTTCAGACCGATTGTAATTTTGCGCGTTACGAAATCTTCGCCGCGCCGCTCCGACTCGTGGTTGAACAGGATGCCCGTGCACGCGAACATGTCATAGGACTCCCTGTAATTCTTCGTAATCCAATAGCCGAACAGCTTAGATACACCGTACGGGCTGCGTGGGTAGAACGGCGTATCCTCATTCTGCGGGATTGTCTGCACCTTGCCGAACATCTCGGATGTACCAGCCTGATAGAACCTGTACTTGTTCGGCTGTTCCGTGTGTCGGATAGCCTCGAGTAGACGTAGCGTTCCAATCGCATCCACATTCGCTGTGAACTCTGGTTGGTCGAATGACACCTTGACATGTGACTGCGCCCCAAGGTTGTACACCTCTGTAACATCATACTGCCACGCGAAACACTTTATAATTGCATTTAGGCGAGCCGTGTCAGTCAGGTCTCCTTCCACCATATGAAACTTGGGGTTAGACTTGATATGCTCAAGGCGCTCGTGTCTCTTCTCCGAACAGTATCGTGCCAGACCATACACGTCATACTCCTTCGACAGGAGGAGCTCCGCGAGATATGACCCATCCTGCCCAGTAACACCAGTAATAAAAGCAGCCTTCATTAATACTGATTAAGTTTATAACTTTATGTGGACCACCCCGCAAAAAAAACTTTAAGATAAGTAGGTAGACATGAGCCTTGTCCATGTATTTGCGATGAGCTGTGCCGAGATTTACGGGAATACAAATCTTAAATTGTTCACCGAGTCTAATCACCACAGTCATCTCATGTCCGGTATCATTGGGTACATTGGCGTCGTATTCTTTCTGATAAAGAGTCTGATGGGTGGCGGGCTCATGTACGTCTCGGTCTTGTGGGAGGCTATGATTACTATCCTCGGGTCGCTGGTCGCCTACTTTTACTTTAATGAAAGATTCGACCACTGGGTTCAGTACTTGGGAATCGCCCTGGCATTGCTTGCTGCCATACTTGTCCATTATGGTGGAAACTTAAAAAAATAAATATAATAATTCACAATGGAAACCCCTTCACCAGTGGAGCGGCTCCTTCGGGAGAACATCTTGCCACGACTGGACAGTGTGGAGGCCCAACTGAAGGAGCTGCGCGAAGTGACGTGGCCGTATGTACAGGCCAAGCGTGACGTCCAGGGGTTTGACACGCTCACCGAACAGAGGAGTCTGCTACGCTGGCTGGACGTGGATGAGGTCCGCAAACTCCTGCGCCGCAAGCTGCACTGGCTACATATTTATGAGGATGAGGCGGTCGAACTCGAGCTCCAGCACATTCTAGTTAGGGACTAAAAACAAAAAAGAAAACAAGACAAATGTGCTGGTGTCTCTTCAGCCGTCCCCAGCCATCTTCATGGGTTTACGACGAGCCTATCGACGATGACTGGAAAAAACATATGTGGGAAATAGATTAGTACGTTGAACTATTTCTTGCCGAATAGTAAAAAAGGAAGTAACCAGCAATAGGTATTACAAAAAGAACAACCATCTGCATAACAGCCCCGCCTTTATTCGCGTTTTTATCTTTAGAAGCTAGTGTCATAATAGGATTAATTAATGCAAGATATAACCATACAAGTATACCTGTAAGATAAAGACCTTTTACAAAAACCTCGCGACCTGAAAGATTGTTTGCGGTTACTGCCATATAAATATATTTATAAAAAATATATGAAGAAATCTTACATCTTACTGATTATTGTGCTGGTACTTATTGCCATCAGTCTACGGTCGTGTTCAGGGTATGCTACTCCTACTAATAACAAGAAGTGCGGCAGTGACAATGACTGCTCAGGACAGGGCCGGTATTACAAGTGCAAATATTACAAGGGTGCCGGTAACATGTGCTCTACGAGTTAATTACACCAGGCACACATGGCTGACCCGTACTCGACGCCCCTGAACGTGACGGCATATTCCCTCTTTTCGTACGACCCCTTGTAATGGCGCATGAAGTCGTAAGGTATCTCGTCATCTTTGAAGAATACGAAATAACATGCATCAGCAATGAGACCACTTTGGATGGAGTCCTCATCCCATCCAAACTCTCGGAGGTCGTCATTCGTCATGTCCCCGGCCATGACGAGCATTTACATATTTATACACCAAAGTCCTTAACACGTAATAAAGAATAGAGACCACTAATAACAAATGCAAATCTTTGTGAAGACCCTGACTGGCAAGACCATCACGCTCGAGATTGAGTCGAGCGACACTGTAGCGGCTGTAAAAGCGAAGATTCAGGACAAGGAGGGCATCCCGCCCGACCAACAGCGTCTCATCTTTGCGGGCAAGCAGCTGGAGGATGAGCGCACGCTAGCCGACTACAACATTCAGAAGGAGTCGACTTTGCATCTGGTACTACGGCTGCGTGGGGGTTAAAAAAATGCACAGATATCTCTGTACATGGGTTATATATACAAAATTACACACAAAGATACAGGTCTTCCATATATAGGACTTGCTAAAGACTATGAGCAAAGATGGCGAAGACATTTAAATGAAGATGATAATACGTATTTTCATAACGCACTACAAAAATACGGAGAGGATGCATTTACATGGGAAATTCTCATCATATGCTTCGACGATGACTTGGGTGATTATGAAAAGGAATATATCAAAAAATATAACTCGTTAAAACCCGGTGGATACAATTTAACCGAGGGTGGTGAAAGAGGATGGCGGCATCATCCAGATACACTTGCAAAATTAAAAGCATCAAAGGCTGGAAAGGGCAACCACAGACCTCCTGGTTTCAAAAACAGTGATGAAACGAAATTGCGAATTAGCGCAAGCAGGCAGGCATATTGTGATGCGGAAACACCCGAACAAAGAGCAATTCGTGGTAAAAAGGGTGGTGATACTAGACGCGGCAAGCCTACTAACAAAGGAAGACCTGTAATTCAACTAAAAGATGGAATTGAAATAAATAGATTTCCAACGAGTATGGAAGCCGGAAGACAAACTGGTATATTATATAAGAATATTCATGCAGTTTGTAAAGGAGAAAAATGGAAAAAAACAGCCGGTGGATTTGTATGGAAATTTGCAGTTTAACTATCCTCTTTCCGTTCCAAAAAATAATTATAAATTTCTTTTTCTAAACGGAGCCCACTGGCTGACAGGCGTACACACTCTGTCGACGTATCCAAGTCTTCGAATGGGTCAAAATTATTTTTAGTAATTATTTCCCAACGTTCCCTGTACCGTCTGTTCTCGAGAGACCCGTGCCAGTGGTGCAAGATTGTACCGGGCACGAATGAAACCTTGAACCCTTTGCAGATCAGTTGATACTCTTTAAGCATAGCCTTGTAATTCTGATGTATATTGCCTGGATAGCTCCACTCGACTCGGCCTATCCAAGCCATAGCCATGTGTCTGTCTGCCGATCCAAGGATGGCCCAGTCGACAAGTCCGCCCATCCTGTCCCACGCGCGGTGGTTGACAGCCCAGCCGTAGCCAGGGTGCCAGAAGCCGTACCGGTCGTTTTTGGTGAGGGGTGTGCCGCTCTTGGCATGCATAAATCCAAAACTTTTGTCAATTTTTATTGATTCGCCGTCAGGGCCGAGGTTGACTGCCGTCTGGAACAGCTGGACCACGTCATTGGTCCGGAGCTCTCTGACAGTGTCTGCCACCCAATTTTTATTCAAAAAAGTAATGTCGGCATCGACCCATGCCACGTTCTGCCAGGTGTCTGGTAGGCGAGCGACCGCCATGTTGACCAGATTTTCCTTTATCCATATTTTGTTCTTGATTTCGAACCTGAACTGTTTGTAGACTGGGAGGCAGGGCAGGGCCTGACCGTACTCGGCCACGACGAGCTTGATGCCTGGTACATCCTTCATCCGGTGAACAAATTCTATAAAAAGTTTTTTTCTTTTTTGAAAACCGCAAAAGTTGAAGTAGGGCAGGATGACGTACAGGTCAGTCTGTCCCCGAAGGCACATCTATTATATATTTTCAAAATACTTTTTAATCTGTTGGGGTGACATGCCCTTGATAACCTTGGTCGCGATATACTCTGCGCAGTGGTCGATGAGTTTGTCGTAGTGCATATAGTCGGCTGCGACGATGACAGACTTGACCGAGTCGTACTCGTCTAGGCGGCCGTGTACGAAAAAGTAATGCATCTTGAGTAAGGTTGAGGCATCGACATTATGCAGTGTAACACAGTCATTCTCAAACTCTTCAGTAAAGTTTTTTAGCAGTTTAGCATCCTCGACAAAGTCGCGGTGCATGTTGAACACCACATTGTCCGAAGTGAGGATGGTCGTCATTACTTAACGATAGGGTCCAAACTTTAAGCAAGTATGGAGGAACGTGTGGCACACTATGCAGACATAGACACTCGGCGAGCGATGGGGTTTCCACCTCGCCGTTTGCAGATTGCCCGGAACCAAATCCTTCGGCCCGAACCAGAAACAGAAGTTTTTAAATTTTATCCTGACCGGAACGTACTGATTTACCTGACGAGGTATTCATGGGACCACTTGGAGATGGAGGTCTACAACAACATCCAGTACGATTATGAGTCGCGTGATTTCACGGCAGTACCGGGTCATTGTGTGCTCATGCGTACATATCGCACTTCAGAGTGGGGTATGAATTTTGCAGGGACGCCTACATGGGTGTATGATTGAACCGGGTGAGCATCTCTGTAGGCAGCGGTGGGATGGACTCGGGTGGTGGCGGAGGCATCTGTTTGCCGCCCCACAGACCCTCTGAGACGTTACGCCGATACACCTCAGGGTCCTTGGCAGTGGCGTCATCGAGCGCATGTGCGTACGTCGAAAACTTCTTGTACACGTGTTCCCAGTCACCAAACGAGCTGAGGTGCCAGCCTGCAAACCTGTAGATGGGCAGCTTCCAGCGCATGTCACGCAGAAGGTTCGGGCCGTGCTTGGCGAGCATCTGACGTGTCGAAATTGTTGTGCCGACCCAAGGCTCATCTGTAAAATAGTACTTGAGCGAGTATTCAAACATGTGCATGTGCAGAGCTCCTACGTTATGAGGAAGCTTCTCGTACCGGACTTGGCGCATGTCCGGAATTTCGTCCACGTCACTGACCATTACAATAGCATCGTCTGGTACGTCCTTTAGACCATCCATCACGCAGTTGCGCTGGTGCTTCTCACGTGACCACGGGTCTTGGTCGGCCGGCATATCCTTCGCCAGAACGTACCGGATTTTAGGAAGCCACTTGGCAAAACGCTCCTTGTTCTGCCCAAAGTAGAGCACCTTGCGACTGCCGAGGTGGGTCACCTCCGCCTCAACGAGCACAAACAGGTCAACATACTCGTCCATGAGTGTGAGTCGAGCCTCGAGCACATCCAGCTCATTATAGAACATGAAGCAGTCGACCAGCATTACTCTAAAAATAGTTTACATTCTTATCTGTAAAAATTTTAATAATTCTTTTATTATTTTCGACGTGAGTACCTTCGCCATTGTTGAAGTGGAGTGCATCCTGACCAAACCCAAACTGGTACTGTTTCAGCATACCGACGTGACACACCGGGCTAAAGACTGTCCGGATGGGCACCTTCAGGTGATGGAGTAGGTTAGACAGTATCATGTCATCGTTGTATGTCAGCTCGAGCAGTTCCAAAATTTTTGGAAAATTATTTTTTATAATTTTTGCCTGAATGCAGACTCCACCATAGCCCTCGATGACATCCACCTCCTTGGCATTGCCCCGGGTCACCTGTCCTACAAAATATTCTGAAAAAGTAAATCCGGACAGACCCCACACACCATCCTTGAACATGGACAGGACTTTGACCAGGTTCAATGGGTAGTCTGTATCGTCGTCCAGGTATACAAACTGCTCGTCATCCGGGAGCACCAGTGCCGGTGCGATAAACTTGGTCGCTGGTCCATAGTCCTTGCCGCGCAGCACCTTGACCCTGTCACTGTTAAAGACGGGAGGGACCACCTCCACGTCCGGGAACCTGTTGTACTTGTCCGGGATGCATACATAGACTGTCGGTGAGCCCTCTTGTTCCAACAATTTTTCAACAATTTTTGGAAGATATTCGAACCGAGAGGGTATCGAAGTCAGGCTGACTACCGTCATCTACTCAACTATTAGAACATCCTCCTTAAGTTTTCCTTTTATGAGTTCAAGTTTGAATACTCTAGGTTCGCGGTCATCCTTTTTGGTGACAATCTCGAGCACGCACCCTTCACAGCCAAAGTCTGTCTGGCGGAACATCCGTAGACCCTTGGGGCCGACACCGAGCCTCACGAGCTTGAGTACGTCGTGCTGTCCATCGATGACGGCCGAGATGATGTTGACGAGCTTGCGTGTCGGGCCATCCATCACCACATAAACATTTTTAGAATTTTTTGTATATTTTTCAGTATCATGGAAGCCGAGTGTGCCCGGTATATCGTTTCCCTCTGTCGCAAAGAGGTTGCAGTCGGCGCGGGTCGGGAGCTTGTACCGGTCAGCCAGCGGGCCTGTGGCAAACCCGGTGGCATACCAGACATCCTCGGGCATGACGACCGCCTTGGTATTGTCGATCGGACAGGGATTCTCGACTGCGAGTCTGAAGGTGTGCCAGCTGCTCCTTAGCGAAAAGCCGCCGTTGCCCTGGAAGACGCGTGGGTCACCTACTGGAAAGTGGTTCCAGGCTGGACCGATGTAGTCATAGTGCATGAATCTCAGGATGGAGTTGTGCTTGATACCAGTATCCACATTAAAAATTAAAACTTTTTCATAATTTTTCATGAAACGGGCCCAGAGGTCCGGGGAGAGCTTGAGTAGATTACAGTCCAGCTCGCCAAAGCCCTCTGGCAGGAGCTCGAGGGTGACGTGGGTCCCTTGGCCGATGACCCGCTTAATAGTGGGCTCGTTCTGCTTCGAGTGCATGATGTACAGGGATGCGAACGGGAGCATGCACGAAAAGTTACGAAGCGCGTACTCGGTGAGCGGATGGTCACGGCTCTCTATGAAGAGGCCTACAAGTGGTGATTTGGCCGGATGAGTTGTAAAGTCACACTCCCATTGTATTTTTGAGAAAGTATCCATTACTTAAACAAATAGACTAATGTTTAACTAAATGTCCGGACGTGTATTGATTACTGGTTCTGTTGGTTTCATCGGTCACCATGTCGCTGCCCGTTTCATCCGGGACGGTTATGAGGTGGTTGGTCTGGACCGTCTGAGTCACTCTGGCAATCTGAATCGTATGATTGAGAAGCACAAGGTGTTCCATCACGACTTGCGCTCAGAGGTGAACGGTCAGTTGGCCAAGCAGCTCGGCACGTTCGACTACATCTTCCATATCGCGGCGAGCAGCCACGTCGACCGGAGCATCGAGTCCCCGCGCGACTTTGTGCTTGATAACGTCCTGGCCACCTGCAACATCCTGGAGTTTGCACGGGCCCAGCCGGCCCTGAAGATGTTTGTGTACTTTTCGACCGACGAGGTGTTTGGTCCGGCGCCACCCGGTGTGTCGTACGGCGAGTTCGACCGGTACAACTGCACCAACCCGTACTCGGCCACCAAGGCGGGCGGGGAGGAGCTGGCGGTCGCCTACCAGAACACGTACAAGATGCCGATTATCATCACGCACACGATGAATGTGTTTGGGCCTCGCCAGCACGCCGAGAAGTTTATCCCGATGTGCATCAACAAGATTCGGAATGGCGAGACTATCGAGATTCACTCGGACGCGAAGAAGGAGAATGCCGGCAGCCGGTTCTACATTCATGCGGAGGATGTGGCGGACGCACTGGCGCACATCATCAACATCCCGCGGTTCGAAGCAACCCAGAAGTATCAGAACATGTGTCAGAAGTTTAACATTGTCGGCAAGGAGGAGGTGGACAACCTGTCGCTGGCGACGATGATTGCAGAGGCACTGGGCCGTGATCACTTCAAGTACGAGCTGGTCGACTTTCACTCGGCGCGCCCGGGGCACGACCTGCGCTACGCCCTGTCAGGGGAGCGCCTCATGGCACTTGGTTGGTGGCCAAAGAAGAGTGTTCGGGACCGTATTAAGGAAGTGGTTGAATGGTCTATTAACAACCCAGGATGGATGTGAAAAAGATATTTAGAAGAAGTTCAACAGCCGGTCTAGGGAACCTGGTCCTGCAGCTGGCAAATGCATACCAGAAAAATCCATACATTGCAGAGAATGTACTGGATAACGAGTTTGGGAATTGTATTTCTCTAGACTATTTTCAGGTTATTCAGGACAAACCTGAGTATGTCCTATTCGAGTCTCATCTTTTTTTTAATGATATAACTATTCCCATGTACAAGGATATATTGCCGCGTATGATAAGACCAACAGAACATATGAAAAATTTGATAAAAGAAAATTTACATTTGCTAGAGGGTGTCACCGCCGGTGTTAACATTCGGCGCGGGTCGTATTCGGAAGACACGAAACAGTGCAAAGATGGGGGTGGACCTGAGCACTATTTCTGTAGCGACGCCGACCTAGAAGAGTTTATTCAGGCAATTTGGGCCGAGCCTGGTAGGGTGTACGTGGCGAGTGATTCCCCAGCCACAAAAAATAAATTAAAAGAAATTTTTGGAGACAAGATTACTATGAATGAGACTGAGTTTGTTCACACGTCCGATGAGGACTATGCCGGGAAGAGGACTGTGAAGAATATGCAGGATGTATATCTTGTATGGTTTCTTCTGAGTATGTGCCCTCGCCTGTACATTACAGGGGGTAAAACTCGAGGGGACTGTACCGGTCTGTCAACCTACGGGTTTTCAGCTGCTCTGTACGGCGGTGTACCAATTAGGCATGTAATAACCTCCTAAAGAGTAGGTCCTAGTATATAATAAAATGAATGCAGTTACGCCAGCCCTGTGCAAGATGTGCTTCTACTACAACCCGGCCGAGCGCACCTGTATCAAATCTATTGTGGCGATAACCCCTGGTAAGATTCACCACGACTATGCCAAGTTTGTGCGCTTAGACCCAAAGCGCTGTGGGCCTAAGGGTGCATGGTTCCAGGAGGTGTTCGGCAAGGATGGGCTTTCAAAATAAAAATTACTTAACAATAATGGCAGTTGGTAAAAATCATATTATTGACGAACTTAGAACTCGACTGGAAACAATTCAAAATAATATAGACATCCTTGACCAAGCAATACAAACTTTAAACGCGAACAATATTAGATTACCTGTATTCCAACAACAGAGACGTAGATTTGAGCAAACTCGTCTTTCTACTATTAATATGATTAACAGACTTACTTGAGTGTGAGCATGTACTGCGTCTTGCGGATGAGCGCCCGAATCTCATCCAGGATATTGCGAAGGTACGAGTCGGAAGGGGTTTTGAGCATGCGAATCTTTGTGTTCAGTTGTCTGAAATACAGCGCCGCCTTGCGTGGGTCTTTATTCACGCGTGAGTTTATAGAAAATGCACGGAAGCGGCCGTACCTGCCCATGTACGCTTCCGAGTAGTCATCAAACAGTTCAGTAATTTTTTCGTAGTACTTGCCGAGCGCCTTGTGTTGGGCGTACGACTTGGTCATCAGGTGGTAGATGTGCGCCTGGTTACGACTGTGCATAAGAAGAGCCACCAGGCGTGAAGCACCCTGGCTACGATTCATTCTTATTATTATCTTAGAGAATATTAATGTCGAAGAAACTTCCGGAACTATTTCTGGAGTATTCGAAGAGTCACCCAGGGCTTATTCGACAGAGCCCTGATTTTGTCCACTACCTAAGTGGCGGTATGGCTGTCAAGTTTATGCTAAAGGCTAAGCGGGTGGCTGCCAGCTCGCTCGTCAAGAAAACCACCGACTTTGACTTTGTGTTTGCAGTGCCGGACAAACTGTCAGAGGCGACGATGCTCCGGAAGTTCAAGCTCATGGACAAGATGATGAGCCGGCATGTGTTTGGTTTTGAGCGCTGGCTGCAGACAGTTCATAAAATTGATGCCCGCGTTATAAAGTTCGACCTTGTACCGCCAGTTCGGTACAGCACGCTCACAAAGAGACGCATCTTCCGTGTTATCCAGTACAAGGTTCACATATATGGCCAGAAGCCCGAGGGTCTGGTTGACGCGACGCTGGTGCACATCCCGGGTGTAAAGACAGACCAGATTCTGGACGACTACACTGCCAAGTTCGGTATGCCTATCCAGCATGTGAAGTATCTGTACAGGGGTGTGATGTACGTGCTGGCCGGCTCGTTCAGCTCCTTTGCCGACAAGGACCCCTCGCTCAAGTCGCGCAACCCGCTCATCGGAAACCGTAAAGAAAAGGGTCTCAAGAATGCTGCCCGGATAAAGAATCTGATGAAGGCCCAAACGGTCGCCTCGACAGCCGCCAAGAGTTTCCTCAGACACATCAATAAAAAGAATGTAAAGGCGGCGTATAAGGCGGCGAATGTTGTTCTGAAAAATATTTCTAAATGAAGAGTATGAAGTGTGACACTGAGGAGAGTGTCCACGTTGCTTGCGCGGCCCACTATATGGCACGAGGATGGAAGGTCAAGGCGCACGAGTGGATAGTCATTCCTGGGAAGGAGCAGTGGGGTCGTGGCGACTTGGTTTTTCAGAAGGGCCGTGATTACATGGTCATAGAGTGTAAGCGCAAGCCGCACCCGGACGTGTTCGAGCAGGCTAAGTTTTACGGCGCAGCGTGGAAGATGCTGTACGCTCGCCCTGGGTACCGTGTCCGGTACGGTGTCTGGACATGTACGCTGAAGCGCGTCATGGGGACTGTGACGGACCCTTTTCGGCAGTGTCGCCGGAAGAATGCTTGTCGCCAGATAGTCTCGCGGTTACCCAAGACTCGAGTTGTGGGAAAGTCACCCAATCGGCCACGACGTCCTTCGCGTACTCTCTGAACCGTTGAGCCCCAGGAGTTTTGTTTTCAAGAATTTCTTTTACATTTTTTTCAAACATCATACCGGCGCACAAGACAACAAGTATCTTCTTGTCCATATGGGCAAACTTGCGCGGTATGGAATCGATTTTCTCTGGCGCTGTTCCGACAGAATAGTACCCGAGTGACTTCACTTCTATATGGAACGGCCACTTGTCGTGTGATAGGTCGGTCCAGACGTTGCCGCGGCGCACCTTGCGCGCATCCGGATAACCCATCTTAGCCATGACTTCTGCTACGGCCATCTCCGCAATCTTACCTGTCCCCTTCTGGCGCTGCTCCTTGGGCGCCCACTCGTGAATCATCCGGAGCTCTTCTAGTCTGTCGAGTGGTTTCTTACCTCTACAGTACTCTTGCATACTAGTCTATATTTCTTTTTGTTTATATACACTAAAAGAATGAAGTCTCTGAGTACTCTGGCCCTCGAGGCTCTTATTGTTGGTTTTTTGCTGGCTATCATCTTTATGGTTGTCAGGCGGTTCCTAGCGCCGGTCCCGGCTGTATTTGTGAGCGGTGCACTATTTCACATTATATGTGAGTTCACGGGGGTCAATGCATGGTACGCTCGAACATACTGAGCGATGTTCCCTCCAGTGGACCCAGCCCGGAGGCTAGAATCAAAACAGAAACCAACAGCTCTCTACACTCATGGCCTTCGCTACCTCCCTCCAGGCGCTGGTTGCCGAGCGCGACGCGGCCTTCATCAGCCGTGTGGCGACCGAGCTGAACCTGAGCCTCGAGGAGCTTACCCTCAAGTACTCGGAGGTGACCGTGACTCATAAGAAAAAGACTAAGCAGGTGGCCGGTACCCAGTGCAAGGGTACGACCGCCAAGGGGGTTCCCTGCAAGTTTTCGGCCCTTCCGGGCGGTGACTGCTGCAAGCGGCACTCGCGCGAGCCGGCCGAGCCTAAGGAGCCCAAGGAGCCTAAGGAGAAGAAGGAGAAGCCTATCAAGGTGGTGCCTAAGCACACGCACGGCCTGGATGGCCTGGACCACCCGGACTGCCCGCTGTGCGACAGCCACGGGCCCTTCAAGCTGCCGGAGATTCCCGAGGGGGACGAGTCTGACTCGGAGGACCTGATTGAGCAGCTGAAGCGGCAGGCACCGCAGCGCGAGGAGCCTGAGGAGGCGGACAGCGACGAAGAGGACCTGATGTGGCAGAAGGCGGTGGACAGCGATGACGAGGACGAGGGCCTGGCGTTCCAGCATCTGGTGGAAAGCGGTGACGAGGAGGATGAGACCAAGGGGGGCGAGAGCGACTTCGACGAGGAGTAGGCGAAGCCAAGAAAGCAGCAGTGTTCCTTGCAGTGAGCCGCGCGAGCGAGTGTAAAACAAAACAGAAACTTACAGCAAACAAGATGTCTACCT